ATGTCAAAGGTTGGATTTGGCTATCAACTTTCGCGAATGAAAGAACATTTTATCCAACGTTCAATTGAGTATACCCATTGTGAAGTCGTATGCACAGGTACAATTCCTGTTTTTAATAAAAAGTATGGCGATGCTTGTACACATCGCCACTATGGAAAAAAGTTTACCGAATGCGAAAACTCTGGAACTATTTGGTTCGATGAACACGATTTCGATGAAACCTTAACAACCATTCTTAACGTAGGAAATAGTCCTTCATTGCGTGAAGAAATGAGGAATAATGCCTTTGAGTTTTATAAACTACATCAAGACGCATCGTATACATTTAAAGATATTATGGAGAATATAGAAAATGTCATATAGCCACGCAGCAATCGTACCTCTTATTGGTGGTCTCCCTCTTGGAACAGAAAATGTTTTTAAGAAAAAGCCTGAATACGTTTTGTCATATTCTACGTTTGGCGCTAATGATTCGCAATACCGTGCTTATCATAAGGATGTACCATACTATAGAATCGACGAAAATGAAGTTCCTTCTTCTTTAAAAGCAGTAGACGTCGTTGGAGCAACTTGTCCATGCGCTGGATTATCTTCTCTTAGCCCATCAGCTTCAACAGACAATAAGGCTAATGATTGGATGATTGAATCTGCGAAGTATGTTTTAAGCAAAGTAAAGCCAAAAGTTTTTTGGGGAGAAAACGCTCCTCGACTTGCATCTAAAATGGGCGAACCTATCGTAAAAGAGCTACGTAAAATTGCAAAGGCAAATGGCTATACCATGTCTTTATATAAAACAAAGTCAAAGTTACATGGATTAAGTCAAACGCGGGATAGATCATTTTACTTCTTTTGGAAAGGAAATGTTATTCCACATATGAACTTCTATCAACGGTCGCATGACAAAATTGAAGATGTAATTCGAACAGCATACGTCTCTAATGATGATCCTATGAATGAACTTACGAATGATAAAAAGCCAACCGATAATCCTTTCTATAAGTATGTACTTGAAGAACTCGAAGGTGGTATTACGCATAAGGAATTTCAACAAAAAATCAATAAAACGATTAACCCGCTTGATTACTTAGAAAATCGTGGAATTCAATATGACAAAGTTGCTGAATGGATGTCGGCTAATGGATTTGATAAGCAGGCTAAACGCTGTTTAGAGATTCATAAAAAGCTTAAATCGGGTGGTAATATCATGAGAAAAACTACTGAAATACCTAAAGATTACATTGGTGCTTTTGTGGGTCATATGCCTATGTGTTTAACACACCCTGATGAAGATCGCTATTTAACTATTCGTGAATGCTTAGCAATTATGAAAATGCCAGACGATTTTCAACTTCAAGGCGGTAGAAAAAATCTTAATATGATTTGTCAAAACGTACCAGTTACAACCGCGGAAGATATGGCTCAAAATATCCTAGATTGGTTAAATGGAAAACTAGATACAAGAGAAGCCTCATTTGCGGTTTTTGATAATAAAACTAAAACCGTGAATTATGAAGAAGCACCTCAAACGCTTGAATCGTTTATTTAAGGTGTACAACAATCGTAACTTGGAGTATAATTATATCTTAACTTAAAAGATGCAAACCTTTCTTATAAACCTTGAAATATTTTTACAAGTTGTAATGTTATTGATAATTGCTTTAGCATTTACGTTTGCTTTATACAAAAAATAAATAAAATTATGTCACTACTAGAAAAACTAAAGAAATCATCTCGGACATCAGGCGCTGAAGTCCTCTCAGAATCAAAGCTTTTTGGAGAAAAAGAACTTACCACTACTCAGGTGCCAATGGTAAACGTTGCACTTTCGGGCTCAATTAATGGTGGTTTGGCCTCAGGCCTAACTGTTTTAGCAGGTCCTTCAAAACACTTTAAGACTTCATTTGCTTTGCTTATGGCAAGTGCTTATTTAAAGAAATACGACGATGCGGTATTGCTTTTTTATGATTCAGAATTTGGTTCACCTCAATCTTATTTTGAAGCATTTGATGTAGATACGAGTCGAGTACTTCATACACCAGTTACTAATATCGAAGAACTTAAATTTGATCTTGTGCATCAACTTAATGAAATCGATCGAAAAGATCGTGTGGTTGTTGTAATTGACTCAGTCGGCAATATTGCTTCGAAGAAAGAAGTTGAAGACGCAGAAAACATGAAGTCTGTAGCTGATATGACACGTGCAAAAGCACTAAAGGGTCTATTCCGTATGATTACACCAATGCTTACTCTTAAGGATGTACCGCTATTGGCAATCAACCACACATACATGGAACAAGGCTTGTTTCCAAAGGCCGTTGTTTCAGGAGGAACGGGAGTGATGTACTCAGCAGATAACGTATGGATTATTGGTCGTCGACAAGAAAAGACAGGTACTGAAGTTACAGGATATGACTTTGTCATAAATGTTGAAAAGTCACGATTCGTAAAAGAAAAATCGAAGATTCCAATTTCAGTTTCTTGGGAAGGCGGTATCGAAAAATGGTCAGGTCTTACTGAAGTTGCACTTGATCTTGGGTATGTCGTTAAACCAAAAAATGGTTGGTACCAAGCAAAAAATCCTGAAACAGGTGAAGAACTCTCTGGCAATGTTCGTATGAAAGATACATTAACTAAAGGTTTTTGGAGTAACATCTTTGAAAAAACAGACTTTGCCTCACAGATTGAAAAGCGCTATAAGGTAGCATATAAATCAATCCTTAGCGAAGAAGTTGAAACATTGGTAGAAACTGATGATTGATATTGACAAAACGGTTCAATTCGTTGAAAGACCATCAAGTGAACTTTATTCACTTAAGGTTATACAAGGTCCTTATCTTGGTGTAATATATACTTATGGAAAAGTTACTTTACACGAAGATGAGGCCAACGATGAATTAAAGGTAAAATTTGATTATAAAATTGAAGAAGTTCCTAAAAATCTAAATCAAAAAAAGCTTGAAAAATCAAAAGATTTTAGAAATTTTATGGGAGACATTTTGACACAACTACTTGAAGAACAATTAGACAATGACAGATCTACAAACGATAATACTCAAAACACTAACTAATGATGAAGAATATTGCAGAAAAGCTTTACCTCACATAAAAACCGAGTATTTTGAAAATGAACATAGACCTGTTTATGAACTTATTTTACGCTTTTTAACACAATTTAATAAACTTCCAAACTCTCAAGCGCTTGAGGTCGAGTTTCAAAAGTCCGATTATATAAATAAGTCCAATCGTAATGAAATTCATAATCTCATTGTTGACTTGAAAAATTATGAGGAAGTGGAACGAGAATGGCTACTGAACTCGACCGAGGAATGGTGTAAGCAAAGGGCAGTATACCTAGCTATCATAAAATCAATTAGCATCATAGATGGAAAGGATAAACAATTAACTGATGGTGCTATCCCTGGTATTTTATCAAAGGCATTAAGCGTGTCATTTGATACTAATGTTGGCCATGATTATTTTGAAAACTCAGAAAAACGATACGACTTCTATCATCTTCAGGAAGATAAAATTCCTTTTGATCTTAGTATGTTCAATACGATTACAAAGGGTGGTGTTTCAAATAAGACACTTAATATTATCCTTGCAGGAACTGGTGTTGGAAAGAGTTTGGCGATGTGTCACTTCGCTTCTGCCAATCTGTCCGCAGGACAAAACGTGCTATATATCACCATGGAAATGGCAGAAGAAAGGATTGCTGAACGAATCGATGCAAATCTATTTGACGTACCAATTGATCAACTTGAGACGTTGCCTCGCGAATTATTTGATTCCAAAGTTAATAAACTTAAAGAAAAAACAAGAGGCAAACTTATTGTTAAAGAATACCCAACAGCGACAGCGCACGTTGGTCACTTCCGCGCGCTATTAGATGAACTTAAACTAAAGAAAGATTTCAAACCAGACGTAATCTATATTGATTATTTGAATATTTGCGGAAGTTCTCGTATGAAAGGATTAGGTGGTTCGATTAATACCTACTCACTTGTTAAAGCAATTGCTGAAGAACTTCGAGGACTTGCGGTTGAACATAACGTGCCTATTTGGTCGGCGACTCAAGTAACTCGTACTGGTTTTGGTAATACCGATGTAGAACTTACTGATACATCAGAATCATTTGGCTTACCAGCTACTGCGGATTTGATGCTTGCTCTTATTTCAACAGAACAACTTGAAGGCATGAATCAGCTTATGGTAAAGCAATTAAAGAATCGCTATAACGATCCAACTCAAAACAAAAGATTTGTTGTAGGAATTGATCGATCTAAAATGCGATTATATGATGTGGAGGATTCAGCACAAACATTGTCAAGTGACGAAATAAGTACATCAGCTCCTACGAATAAAGACTTCTCTGCATTCAAGATCTAATGTTTATATCAGTCACAGGATCTGGACATAAAAAGCAAGCAATGGTTGCTAATATTGCAGAATTCTGTGCACTGCATTTGATGGAAAAGATTCAGCATGATATTATTCTTAATATTGAATTAATCGTACGTCTAAAAGAAAAGGAAAGTGTTGCAGGTGATTGTATTTGGGAAGATGATGTGTGTAATAGACCAAGGGAATTTACTATTCGAATTGATTCGTCACAGTCATTACAAGACATGCTTGAAACAGTAGCCCATGAGATGGTTCATGTTAAGCAATATGCTAAAGGCGAGTTAAAAGATTATAGTCGACAAACAGACGTATGTAAATGGAAAGGTAAGAAGGTTGATTGCGTAAAAACACATTATTACGATTGTCCTTGGGAAATTGAAGCTCATGGTCGAGAAAGAGGCCTATTTATACGCTGGTTTGAACAAAGTCAATGGAAAAAATGCAAATGGGCCAACTATTGAAGGTGTTAATTCTTATAAATAGAATTGTATTTAACTATAAGTTTTAACACATAATATGGGAACCATGCAATTTAAAGATTATATTACCGAAGAACTCGCGACAGGCTCTTTAGAAAAGGCCGGCAACATCATCCTTAAGTATTTAAGAAAGAAAACTGGATTTAGCTCCATGTTTGCAAACTTAGGATTAGAAAAATTTAAAAACTCAAATGGCGCAGGTTATGGCCTTCGTTATTATGCACCTGGAAAAAAGATTGAATCAATTCGATTTAATTGGATAAGTGTTGGTTCTGCTAATTCACAAAACTTATCATCGATCGATATGTGGAATGGTTCAAGCCAAGGCCCAACATATCACATCTCATTTGATCGCGATGTTTCGTTAGTTCAAGTTCTTCCACAAGTTGCTGACATGATGAAAAGTGGTAAAGTTAAAACAGGCAAGTTTACCACTTATCCAACAGATATTTCTTTAAACGAAGAGTTAACTGTTGAAGAACTAAATGTTCTTACAGAGGCAGTTAATCCAGAAGATGCTTATGATAATGTCGTATCTCTTATTTCAAGTCCAGGTTTTACTAAACAAAAGGTGTTTAAAGTTTGGAAGTCAGTAGGTATTAAAATCTTTGATGAAATGGAAGCTCAAAATCCTGCACTTATTCAAAAGTCAGGAAGACAATATACATGGAATGGAACCGACAAAGACGTGAATAAACTTCTTTCACAAAAATCAAATATTCTTTCGGCGATTGGTGCAACATCAGGAAATATTCGCACAGGTTCTGCAAAGGAAACATACTCTTATGATTCTCAACTTGACGAGTTAGAACAAAGTCGTGAAAAGCTTACGTATGAAAAACAGATTTCTGATTTAGAAAACCTTGTTAAGATGACAGTATCAGGTGCATCTAATGCGCTATTCGTCGCTGGCCGAGGTGGTATTGGTAAAACATTTACGGTTGAAAAGGTTTTAAATGGTATGGGACTTTCTGATGGTAATGGCTATTTTAAAAATACCGGCACTGCCTCTGCTGCAGGTATCTATTCATTGCTATTTAAAAATCAACATGGAATTGTATTCTTTGACGATTCAGATGACGCCCTAAAGGATCAAGAATCTCGTAATATGTTTAAGGCAGCAACTGATACAAAGAAAGTAAGAAAACTCGTGTGGAATAAAATGGGTAAAAATGTTGTTGAGCCTGACGAATATGAAGATCCACAAGAACTTATTGATGATGGGAAGATTCCGCGCTTCTTTGAATTTACGGGTAAAGTAATATTCATCTCTAATTTGAAGATGGATAAACTTGATCCTGATGGCGCATTACGTACTCGAGCATTTATGATTGAGATCGATCCAACTGAAAGTGAAATCTATGACTTTATGGAATCCATCGTTGATAAAATCAAATTAGATGGTGATTTAGAATTAGATTCAGCTACACGCAAAAAGACAGTTGACTTACTTCGTAAAGGTAAGTCTAAACAAACTGCTAACTTACGTAAACTTTCCCGCGCTTTAAATATGCAGGCAGGTACTCTTAAATCAGGAGTAAATATTTCAGATGGCGAACTCACCCGAATGATCGAGACTTATGCTTAATATAATAAATTTTAAAGAATTCATTTTTGAATCTACAGTATATGCTTCATTAAAGCATAACGATCTTACTAAGCGCAATGGTGCTCGCTTAAATGTTTTCTTAGATAAAGTTAAAAACGGTGATCCGTTCTTAACAACGCAGGGGAACGTAATTATTGATAAAAATTCATTCAAAGATGCTACTAAAAATAATCCATTTAATTCAAAAGGATTTAGTGCACAATTTAATGCCATTTTAGATAAAGGTAAAACTACAGTACAATATCCTCGAGATTTCTATAAAACACCAGAATTCGGTGGTAAAGGTGTAGGCGCAGGAACCGCGGCTGAGGATATGCATTTAGGCGAATTTCAAAAAGAATTGGCTAACGTAATGAAAAAAGAAAAGGTTGCAGCTATTGATATGATAGTTGGAAAGCGCAAAATTAAAAATGTTGTTGCTATGGAATCTACGCCAGGAGTGCCTAAAGCAGATTTTCATTTACTTGATCTTGATGGAAACGAAGTTGCGTGGATATCTCATAAGGCAGGTAAAACATCAAAAGATTTTCAACAATATGGTGGTGTTACACATCCTGTTTTACAACAGTCTAAAGGCGTACAAAAATTTATTGAAGATGTACGAGAATTACGACCAGATGGTTTATCTAAAGGAGAATCTTTTTGGAGAGAAGTGAAAGATACCAATGTTATTCATCAATCAATTTGGGGTATTGACTTTGGTAAAAAGCGCGGTCGCGACAATGTAGATGAATTTCACCAAGGATTTATGAAGTTAAAAAAGTCCGGTAAATCATATAAGATTGTTTCTACACACCATGCAAATAATGGTGAAGAACCAAAGGGCGAGTATGACGCATATTACGTAGCGCGTTATCAAGGAAGCCGTGGCCAATTCGGTATTCAAAATGTTCGTCTTGGCGTATTTCCTAAAGGCCAAAAACCAAAGTCCACAGGAGAATTGATTTAGTGAGTAACGTTTTAGAAAGAGCTCTGCAATTTCATAAGGAAAACCAGATACCTCTGGCTCATAACATTTTTCGTCCTCATTCTGAAAACTACTATAAACTATTTTGCCACGCAAGAAGTTTAAAGGAGTCTATTCAATTAAGCGAGTTCGATGAATATCTATTGTCAACCGACATTGGTGAGTTTGGACTATATGAAGGTAAAGAAGTACCATTAGACCATCCGTTTATCGATGAAGAAAAAGATGTTGAATTGAATAAACCAAAGCGTGGTGGCAAAAAGAAATTTTATGTTTACGTTAAAAACGATAAAGGCAACATAATTAAAGTAGAGTTTGGAGATACTTCTGGATTACAAGCAAAGATAAGCGATCCAGCAGCACGTAAATCATTTGCGGCTCGACACAACTGCGCTGCAAAGAAAGATAAAACATCACCTGGATATTGGTCATGTAATCTTCCACGATATGCTTCTGAGCTTGGTTTAAAAGGCGGGGGTTCGTTTTTTTGGTAATGAGTAAACCATATACAGACGAAGCAAAAGGGCGTTTTAAAATACGCACATTTGAATCAAACACAGATTCACATGAATTAGTTTGGCACCGAGATAAAGCTGATCGCATTGTTACGGTATTAGAAGGTAATGGTTGGTTCTTTCAAATGGATAATAACATTCCTTATGAACTTGAAGAAGGCGATGTTTTGAATATCCCTAAAATGGAATATCATAGAATTTATAAAGCAGGTAATGGTAATTTAGTTTTAGAAATTGAAGAGCCTAAGTTAAAATCGTTTAAGAAATTTACAGTAGAAGGAATGTTATCTTTTAAAACATATCTATCAGAAGCCTTAAAACCAAAGTCAATATCATTCTTTGATATTGATGAAACAGTATTTAATACTTTTGCAAAGATAATCGTGAAAGATAAAAGCACAGGAAAGGAAATTGTA